ACACTACCGCCGCCGATACCCACTTTAACAATATCAACCCCTGCAACTATTAATTCAGCTACCATATCAGCAGTTACAACATTTCCAGCAATAATGGTTGCAGCAGGTAGGAGATTTTCTCTTAAATATTTAATTGCATCTATGAAATTAATCGTATATCCATTTGCAACATCTAATCCCACAAATGCTATATCAGGAAAGGTGGTTATAACTCCCGATAATTCCAATAACTCATTATTCGATATACCAGACATTACACAGAGTTTATCTTTACGCTCTGCTTGTCTCCATTTTTTACCATCTTTATTATAATGTCTAGCAATACATGTTGTCATTCCATGTTTACTTAATTCATTATGCATTTCAAATGTACCAGTAGTGTCCATGTTACTTGCCATAACAGGAATACCTGTCCATTCTTTACGACTATGATAAAACGTATAGGTTCGTTCCATCTCAACATCAAACCGTGAAGTAAGTGCTGATCTTTTAGGACGAATTAATACATCTGAATAATCTAACTTGATATCGTCTTCAATTATCATCCGTTAGCTGGACCTGCTGTTTGGGGGTAAACATGATGATTATCTTCGACAACCATATATTCATCATTCCAATGAAATGCTTCCTTCACTACAGGAGCAGAAAGTCCCTTATATACTTGATGCAACTTCTTATCTTTTGCAGCAACAAGAACCGCTGCTTCACTTTCATGAAGGCCCTCTAACATCTGAACAAACATAGTTTCTCGTTTATTTTGAGTGATCAGATTATCACCACCCTTAATGAAATGGTATAACTTACGAGATTCGTAAGATAAAGAAGCATGTTCTGTTCCTTCTGGTGCTTCATTACGAGTATATGGAACATCACCTTGAGGAAGGGCCCATTCAATATTTGAATCAAAAGATGATTTGATTACCATTCTTAAAGATTGGTGGTCATGTTCTCGTAGAATATTAACCTTTTCCTGTTTAGTCTTAACTTTTGAAACCTTTTCCAAGATTTCTGATATTAGTAAATTCATTTTAAAATTCTCCTATAGATTCAGTGAGATTTTTCAATCTCTTTTGTATAAAGTAATTTAGTAGTTTGCTACGATCACCAAAGGGAGCTTCATTATATGAATTAATTATTTCCTTAGTAAGTTCTTCTGGCGTATAAGTCAAATCAATTAACTTTCTATTTCTTTGGTAATTTCTTTTCACTTCATCATTGGGTGCAACATCATCAAAATCATGTTCCATCCATGAAGCAATTTTATTTTTGCCTAGGGGCTTTTGTCGTAGTCCATCAGTAAAAGTATTGTCAGGGGATAATACGTTTGGAACACCATCACTAGTATCCCCCTTAAAAATGTGTTCTTTAAGATATCCGCCAGGATTTTCACCATTTACATTTTTCTTTGTAATTGGACTATATTGTTTTACATTAGGATATTTTTGAAGCTGAATAAAATCTTTATCACCAGAAATTATCATAATTTCCTCTGAAATGGTTGCACAAAGAATTCCTATGATATCGTCAGCCTCTGCACCATATACTTCTAAAAACTTATATGGTAGGTTATTTTTAAGTTCATTTTTTATTTCATTGAGGCAAAGAAAAATTGCGTCCCAATCATGTGCAGATTTTTCTCTACTCTTACGTCTTCCAAATTTATATTCTGGAAAATAGTCACGCCTCCAATAGTGTTTGGAGTCATAACACAAAACCAATTCGCCAAATTCAGAAGAAAAACGAGTGCGATACATACGAAGAGAATTGAGAATCATATGTCTTACCATCTTCTCATCAATCTCTTTAGACTTACTCATGTGCAAGTGCATCATAATACTTGCAACAGAAATCTGATTCATATCAACTAATATCATTATTCAATTACCATATTAGCATTAAAACTCATACTTCTTCTTTCACCCTCACTCTTAAAGGGATATACAAAATGTCTCAACCATGATGGGAATACCAACATCTTACCCACTACTGGTTTAAACTTCAAATTGTCACTTCTAAAAATTTGATTCTCACCAAACATAAATTCTATTAATCCATTTGCTGGATAGTGGTCTTCAAAATCTTCTTCTATTTCTTTGTGCATATTGGGGGGCATTTTAAGATAGATAACTGCTGAGAAATCTCCAGTATGGTGATGCCAAGGATTATATTCTCCGGCATATTGACTGACTACCCAACTATGAACTATATGTATATTAGCCATAGTAGGTACTGTATCACCACTAAGTTTTTTCCATCCGTTATCAGTATTGTTTTTAATACTTTCTTTTAGATAATCAACACATGCACCCCTCATAGTAGTAAAAAGAAGTTCCCTATGTTCTTTATTTCTAACAGGGATTTGAATTTCTTTATGTACTTTACCTACAAGTTTATGTGACAAATCCCATACAACACTCGCAGTATCACTATCTAGAATCTTGTCAGCAGTATCGTTGACAATTTCTACGAACTTGTCTGAAACAGTGGATTCCATTATCGTTGGGGAAAAGGGTCTATGAAATTTCGGGGTCATCATAATTATCATCAAATAATTTAATATATTCTTTCAATAAATCTTGATTCACTTCAGTTGCTACCGAATTATCTGTATCAATTGTAATTTCTACAAGTTCTTCAAATAATTTTTGTGTGGGATGTTTAAGTCCCATACTTCTATATATACATCCTTTCGTGAACTCTATTAATAGTGCAACATCACGAATAAAAGTTTTCTCTGAAATATCAATTCCATTTTCGCCCATGCCATGCATCATTTGAACTATCAAACTTTGAGTTAATTCTTCAGCAAAACCAAGTCTTTCCTGCAATTCAAGAGCAGTTTCGTCAGGAAGCTTTACTTTTCTTTTTGTCTTTGGCCACGGCCCTTGTACTACGTTTCCGTTTTCCTGTTTCGACATTAGAAATTCCTTCTTCTTCATCAAACATTTCTTGTGTATATACAAAACCTAATAGTGGGTAATAAACCCCAATATCAAATTTTGGTTCGCCCTTCTTGGGCCCATACCAATAATATGCTTGTGATATACAACGAGCCTCGATTTTATTTTGTTGATGTTCACCGTAAAACATATCTACCCAATCTCCATCTCTTAGATATTTTTGAAGATTTCTTACATATCCTTCATGGATACTTACTTGAGCTAGAGCACCTTTTATTTTCCTTCTTAAATTAGATCGTGCAGAACTCGCAAGGTCTTTCTGTGACTTAATCCATAGTTTAACTTTTTTGGGATGTAATGGATGGTCATCAGGAAGATTTCTCAAAGACTCATGAATACCACTCATTCCATAATCAGGGTCTTTAGCTTTACGTTTTTCCCTCGCTTTTTCCAAACGTGCTGCAGCTGCAGCACGCTGTTCCTCACTCATAGGTTTGCGTGGTTTACGCCTCTTCTTAGGTGCTTGCCAATTACTGTTATCAGTCTCAACGACTATTATTTTTCGTTTGGCCATTCCCGTCTTCCTCTAATTCACGTTTCATAACTTCACGTTGTTGTCTACGAATTGCAGCAGCTTTTGATCGTCTGCGTTTCTCAGACCTTGACATATAATATTCACGTTCTCTTAATTCGTTAAAAAGTCCGTCTTGTTGGAGTTTCTTTTTTAAAACCCGAATTGCTTGATCTACGTTGCCATTACGAACTTCGACTCTCATGATTTATCCTTTTTTATCGCAGTTTTATTAAAAGTAGCAAGAACTTCACTAATAGTTACAAGTTCCTTATCACCGTCCTTATCGGTTTTAGTAACAATAAAACCATCTTTCTCTAATTTATCAAACATATTACCTACAATGCCTTCAACAACACTTTTAGATTTTAAATACGCTCCAAGATAATATGCTGATGCTATTGATCCAACAGCAATTATTGTATGTGTTAAACTATCCATAATAATATTTATCTCTTCATTTCATTCTTTATATACTATACACGAAAAATAAGATAATGTCAAGAACTTTTTTTTAGTATGGTAATATAAAGAAAAGTGTTGTTAAAGACATACCCAAAAACATACCAAAAAGTACGCCACCTATCATATCACTATCAAACCAAGTTGGTTGATTTTTAAACCATACATCAGATGTTTCATGTCCTATTTTTGGTGTCAGCCAGGTAAAATTAAAGTTTTTCATTGTTTATACCTTTTTATTATTATATACCACAGTACCACATTCAACAAAATTTGTCAAGGCATTTATTTTGTGGTAGCTCTGTATACCCCATCCCAATCTTCGGGAAGTTCTTCTTTTTCTAATTGATCTATACGTTTTTCCATCATAGCATAATATTTAGTTAACGCACCATCAAAACTATCTCGTAAATCTCCAATCCAATGTCTTGCAAGAATCCAATTCTGATCCTTATATAAGATTAAAAACTTGTTATGTTGCTGTCGTGGCATTTCGTAGTTCATAGTGTGTTCTAGTGCATAGTGTGTTCCAAGTGAAGTGTATATTTTCACGGATTCAGTTTTACCTTTAACTGCGATTGTATCCAATTCAATCAAAACAAATTCATCTTCCATTTCCTTAGCAGTTTCTTCTCCAAGAATTATTTTCATACCATATTCCTTACTTTGTCCTTCTAAACGAGCAGCAAGGTTTACTGCATCACCTAAACAGCTGTAATCAAATCTTTGATCACTACCCATATTTCCCACAACTACTTCTCCTGTATTTAATCCAATTCCTACATTTATTGGAAGGGAACCTTCTTTTCCCAATTCAACATTTAATTCCTTCAGATGTGCTAACATTTCATGAGAGGATTTAATAGCCATCTGTCTTTGCTGTTCTACCTCAAGTGGAGCGTTCCAGAACGCCATAATGCAGTCACCCATATACTTATCAATAGTTCCACCGTTGGTCATAATAATATCTGTCATTGGTGTTAGAAATCTATTGATTAGTTTTGTTAATCCTTGTGGATCACTTTTGTATTGTTCACTGATAGGCGTGAACCCTCGTATGTCACAGAACAATAATGTGAGTTCTCTAGTATCACCACCAAGTTTTAACAGGTCTGGATTTTTCTGTAACTTCTTAACCATTGCTGGTGCAAGGTAATGTTCAAACTGCTTCTTGATTTCCATTCTCTTTTTATGTTCTTCCATAAATCTTAGGAAGGCTGCTATTGCCCAAGCAACAAATACCGTAAGTACAGGATAACTCCAATCTATTAATAAGTCATGTTTGGTAAACAAATACGAACTACCATAGAACAATCCTACAATGAAAGCAGGCATCAGAGCTGCACCAAAATACCAAGGCAACAATAATACGGCAATCATCAAGACCAATGCTAAACCAAATGATGCTCCTAGTTCTGCAACATTTGTCCAATATGGTCTTGTTATGTTTCTTCCTGTCATCATTGTTGCCAAAGATGCACCAATTAAATCATGTGAATGAATTACACCAACAGGAGTAGGTACAGGACTATCAAGCCCAGAAGCGGTCATTGATACTATCACAATTTTTCCAGTTAGGTCTGGAAGTTCTTCATGCAATGCGTAGGTAGGAGTTTTCCATTTAAAATCTAACCATATATTACCATGTACATCTGTCTCAATCGTTTTGAATTTAGGTATGCGTACTTTCTCAACACCAGCAATTCCAGTTTTAATTTGGTAAGATATATCTCCTGCTGCTATTCGTAGAACTTCTAAACTTATAGAGGGATATAGCTCATCATTTACTGCAATTACTAATGGCATCCTTCGTACCACACCATCTTTCTCTGGTGCAATAACCATCATACCTACAGCATTTGCATTTTCAGCAAGTTCTGGTATTGGACCAAGGGCGCCGGGATATTGGTATACCCAACCCTTCCACGACCTACCTACTGCTGCAAAACCCCTAACTGTGGCAGTATTAACTTCATCATTGGTAGGTATTTGTCCTATAATTGTAGCTGTACGTTTTAATGTTCTTGCGAGAACTGCATCTTGGCCAAACCTATCTTTATCTGCAAATAGAATAGGAAGTACAACTAAACCAGCACCTTTTTGGTAAAGTTTAATAATTTCAACTGACAGGGCATTTCTGTCCCAAGGCCACTGACCTTTTTTCTTGAGAGTTTCATTATTAATTTCTATCGTAACTAAATTAGATAAACTCTCTTGTGTTTGATTTCTTTGGTGCTGGTCTAGTGCTTTCATACGCACCATATCTAGAAACCAAGGGTCTGTGAAGCGTAGCCCACACAGAACCAGAATTACTAATAATGATATGATCCATTTTTTCTTATTCTTTATGAATTCCAACATACCATTTCCACATGACTAAAGCATATAGATATTTCCCATTATGTAACATATCTATAAAAAACCCGATCATGCGAGTAGGGCCCAGATAGCCACTAGCATCTTCATATTCACCGTACACCAATTTCATGTTTTAACTCCAAATTATTGTGTTCCTTGTGTTGTATTTATCGTGCAACCTAAAGCATTACTACAGGTATTGTCTAAATTATAATATTGAGCACTACTACCTTGTTGAATTAAATCAAAATCAGTACTGTGACCATCTAAGTTAACTCTTGCTCCATGATTACCACTACCACGTTGAGTAATATTTACCTCATGGTCTGCATCTAGTGTAACGTCAAGATAGTGAGTTCCAGTATCTTCCTGTATAAAAGTTCCCTCATTACTATTTCCATTTACATCTAAGAACATTGTTTTCTGGCCATTGTCTTTTTGTGTAATAGTGAAATTATTACTAGCACCATCTATAACACCTTCAAAAAAGTGCTTTGATAATGTTCCGCCATCATATTGAGTAAGATTCATAACATTAGAATTTCCAGTAATATCTAATACTATTTTATGCTCTCCTTGGTCGTTTGCATGATCCCCCTGACTTATTGTTAAGTTTGTGTTGTTACCATTAATAAACAACCCTATTCCATTCTCATCACTGCTGCCAGTTGTCGTTACATTGCCTTGTTTTACAGTTAATACAAGATTGTCTCCTGTTAAAGTAGCAGGCCCAGACCAATCCTTATCCACAATAAAATTATCCTCACCGTCCTGTTGGATGTTAATTGTGGCGTTAGCACCTGATTGTACTATACAAACATTACAACCATTTTCTATACTAGCATTTATTGCAGCAGTTCTTTTTGTAGTTTGTGCTGATGATATGGTTACAGCTGTCGTTGGTTGTGTCCATCCACTTGCAAGAGCAGTCCGTAATGCGTTCATAAATGCTTTGTTGTTATTAGTATAATATGAACTATGAGATGCATAGTTAATATCTGTAAATACAAAAACTATACCATTACCATATGCACTATTTAAATCTTCACCATACCACACCGCTGCTAGTATATTTCCATTTGCGTCTTTTATCAACCAATCTCCATCACCCACTGCTGATAATATGCCAGGAGCTGGAACAGTCCAAGTACCACTCATACCATCTACATAAGAATGACTAGTATTCCATTGTGTACCATTTCCACCATAGGAACTGCTATAAGTTACAGTTCCACCACCTAAGTCCGTTTGTATAAAACTAGCTATACCTGTATTTCTTGTTTGATGATTGGAGTGAGGATTTTCAGCATTAAGAAATAAAGACCCGCCTCTAGCAAGTAAAGCCTTATATGCATTTTTTTCTGATGTGGTTAAGGCGTTAGAATTACTATACCTTATATCATACATTTGTTCATAACTAGTCGTATCAGTAGGAAGAGAAGTTCCCATAGTGACTGTATGACCAGCATCTTCTAGTCTATTCTTCCATTTTTGATGAGTATTGCCATAACCCTGATGATGAATAAAAACATCTTCAGCATATGCAATAGTAGTAACACTACTGAATATTAATATCAATAGTAGAAGTATAACCCGCTTCATCTGTTCTTATCTCCGGCACTACGCTACCTTTTTGATCTATATTA